CATAAATATTACTCCTTTGATTTAAGCGCTGCTACTGATCGTTTTCCTCGTGACCTTCAAAGAAGGCTCATAGAGAAAATGTTCGGTTCAGAAACAGCTTACCAATGGGAGCATATATTAACAGCACAGGATTTCTATGTACCTTGGGAAGATCGCTTCATAAAATATGAAGTCGGTCAGCCAATGGGAGCTTATAGCTCTTGGACAACATTTACAATAAGTCACCATTTAGTATTACATTATATTCACTTTAAACTAAAACTTGATAGTTATTACTATCAAATTTTAGGTGATGATATTGTAATCTATCCTGATGATGTTGCAGATCAATACCAACACATAATGAAATCACTGGATGTTGCAATATCCATTCCAAAATCATGTATATCTTCAAATATGCATGAGTTTGCAAAACGAATATTTATTTCAGGAAAAGAGGTAACAGGAATCCAACTGAGAGGCTTTGTCGATGGATATAAACATTATCACCTGATTTATCAGATGATATATGATTTAGTTTATAATCGAGGATACATAACTGTTGATAATGTTACGATACCAGAAATTGTGTATCTGCTTATGAGAATCACCAATATGAAAGAAAAACAATCTCTTAATATTAAATCAAGAGTAGTGCTTTTACATGCATTTAATAAATTCCTACAAGGGGATGGTAATTCCCTTATAGAAAGAATTAAAGCCCTATATCCCTCTTATGAAGGACAACTTCAGTTACCTGAAATTGAACTAAATAATTGGACATATATGGCACTTGATGAGACTTTAAGACAGATCAACGCTGAATATATCAAATTCGCTGAGAATATAATTAATAAACCAGAGAGTATTGAACAAGCAGCGATAGGACTGGCCTCATGGACCGATATTAATACTTCTCCTATTTACTATCTAACAAAACTTCCTGTTATAGAAGCTTTAAGAAATAATATCTTGGCTCAAAGTAGAGCGAGAAATCTCGACTCACTTAAGGAAATTACTAAAGCAATTGCTTTACCAACTTCAGATATTTTTGATAAGAGAAATAGTATCCGCCTGACTTCAACGTATGCCAAACTTGCTAAGAAATTCTTAGTAAAATTTGAGCATTACGTGATTTCAGGAAGACTAGCCCCAATGCCAGATCCAAACCTTGGAACACAAGTACTAGACCATATTAGTTCAACGATGAGAGATTATCAAATTGATAAATCCCATGGTTTATTCCCACCTTCACCTAAACCAAAAGCAGCACCGGTCCTTCCGGACCCGTACGCTAGTGGAGTGGCG